TCTAATAGATCCTCCTAACATACCTCCAGCAAATATATTAGCAGCAGAATCAAAAAAGGTATAATCAGCTTTTTCTAAATGTTTAGCGGCAGCAGCCGGAACTTCAAATGCAGCCGTCCAAGCAGCAGCCGTTTTAAATCCTAAAGCAAACCGCACACGGGATAAAGATTTTCCTACTAATGAAGCTTTATGTATAGCATTTAAAAATGCGGCTCCTTGTCCAACAAAAGGAATAAAAGAAACTCCTATATTCACTGGATCATTTAATGCAGAAATAAGTCCAGACCCAAACATTCGAGTATGATTCCAAGCGCCATCAACTTGATTTGCTACCATTTGAAATCTCATTTCTCTTAATTTTCTTTCGTAAATAATTTGGGCTTCTGTATCAGTTAAATCTCTATCAAAAGTGATTCTTCCATTTAATCCATACTTTTCGTTTGCCTCTTGAGCACTAATTTTAGGAGCATCAGAAAACCATTCGGCTCCTTGCTCTGTAAGTCTTGATACAACTGAACGACTTCGTGAGCCATCTTCAAAATTATCATCAAAATCCATATCCAAGTCATCCCACTCTAAAGTTCTAAAATCTCTATTTTGATTCCAGGCAGCTTCTGAACCATAATCTCCAGTAGCTTTCATGAAGTCATGCCCGATATATGGCATTAAGTCATTATCATCTGCTTGTTTAAATTTTAAGTTCATTTTTTAAAATTGAATATATGGTTTGCCATCTTTTGTGTAACTAAATGGATCGTTAGGGTCTCCTGTTTTAACAGAAAGAGTATATTTATTTAAGTCATCCCAACTCATAAAAATTCTCTCTGTCTCTCCTTGAGCTGGACCTACTTTAGAAGCAACTGGATAATCTCCAAAATCATTTGACCAAATTAATTCTAATCCACTACCGTCGGCAGTATTTCTCCAAACAACATTTTCTTTAAAATTAGCCTTATCAAATTCTTGATAATCTATTTGATTTAGTTCTCCTAAAACACTTCCAGATTTCATAGAGACTAAATCCATTTTACTAATTTCAGTATCTTTAAAATTTTCTAAAGCACCATCGTAGTCTTTTTTTTCTAAAGTATTTATAACTTTTAATCCAGTAGAAGTTGTAATGAATCCTTCTTTTGGAATCAAATACCCCTCGCTAATATGAAATTTATTATCAACTAATTTTTCAAAAGCAATATCGCCTGCATTTTTATCCCCTGCTAAATAACTATTAACAGCAAAATTAGTAACAAGTTCTTGCCAATTCTGAACAAATTCTCGAGCGTTATCATTAGTTCCTGTTAATGCCGTAGAAATTTCAAAAAATTTACCAGAAATATCATCTTTAATAGCGGTGACTTCTGCTAATTGAGTTCCTTTTAATAGAGATTCATCAACTTTATTAATAACTGATCTATTAATAATAGTTTCCCATTCAGCATCATCTAAGTATTGTATCGCAGCAACCCATCTTCCATCTAAAAATTTGCCTTGAACCATTTGGTTAAAACCAATTTCCCAATATTCTCCATGCTCTTGTTTAATAAATTCAATTAATTGCTTAGCTTCCATTGCATTAGTTGTATTATTAATTTTATTTGCAAAGTTAGCAGCGTCGTCTTTAGACCAAATTTTAAGATTCCAAGAAGCAACTCCCCATTTTTGTTGCTCATCAACTAATTCTTTATAAGCTAAAGATCGATTAGCAACAGCTTCTCCTGCATCTTCTTGCCCTTCAATTTCTAATTCGACACTACTTGTTAATTTTTTATATAATTCAGGACGATACTGCTTAGCCCATTCTGTTGGATCTTCTTTAATAAGTTTCTCAAATTTTTGTTTTTCAGCAACTAAATGTTGAAATATTTTAATGTCCTTTTCATTTCCTAATTTTTGTTTTGCATCTGCTTCTTCAATTTTTTTATTCATTTCTCCTTCATTCATGAAAGAAATTTCTTTTTTATTATTAAACATTGTTTTATACATCTTAATATTATCTACATACTGAGCTTCTTGAGTTGAATCCTCACCATGAATAGATCTAATTCTCTCTATTACACCGTCATGTTTTGCCTCTCCAGTCTCTAATGTATGACTAATATTTTCCTGAATCATTGTTTTTGTATCTTCAATAAATCTTCCAGATTGCTCGGTTGATCTCGTCTCTAATTGTTTTTTAAGACTAACAATAGTATCTGCATCTAAATATTTACTATATGTTTTATCCTCAAGCCATTTCTTTGCTAAAGCAATACTCTCTTCATTTCCTTCATTTACGATAGAATCTATAGTTGTTGTAATTAATTTTTGGATTTTCTCTTTTTTATATTGAGATAAAGCTTTAGCATTAATTCTTCCACCAAATCCCTCGATCCCTGAAGTTTTCTTATCATCAAAAGTATCAAATATTTTTTCAAGTTCTTTAATTTGAACATCCATAATACTAGGATTTCCTATGGCAACCTCTGCCGCTGCATCTACAGCTTCATCAATTTTAATAAAATCAGCTTTAATAGTTTGAGTTGCTTCATAAGAAGTTGCATTTCCGTATGTTACTCCAAGAAGCGTATTATGAGCTATTTCCCAATTATCATTAGCCCAGTCATTAGGAGCTGTTTTTTTTAGTTCATCTGACTTTTTCTTAAAGGAATCAATCATCATTTTAGTATGACCGTCTCCATCAATATTTGGATTTTCTTTTTTGATTCTAACTTCTTCATCAGCCATCCATATAGTTAAATCAGATTTTGTTTTAGATAACCAAATACGACCTTCTCGTTCATTTTTGACTTTCTGATACTTATCTATATGTTCTGCACTTTTAAATAAAGAAGATCCAATATTAGTTTTTTGAGATGCTACTTGTATTTCACCTCCAGAATAACCTGAAAAAGCATCTGTTACACCGGTACGTTTTTTGAATTCTGAATCGAATGTAGGAATTTTAACCATACCAGCTCTTACCTCCCGTTGACCAATTTTGTTCTTGTCCATAATTATAAGCAGCTGAACCACCTGTTAATAAGGTACCAGCAGTATTCCATTTAGCAGTATAATAAGCAGACTCACCAACAAATCTAGATCTTTGTGCTGATGCTGTATACCCTGCTTTTGTAACATCTTTATTATATTTCATTTTTTGTATTTCCCAAGCGCTAGCTAGTGCTCCTTCTTCTATAATATCAATAGCAGACCCTTCAACAGCAACTCCTGATTTTGCATAAGAAACTCTTTGCTTTCCTAAAAGGTGTCTATATCTCTTTTGATGCTCTTTAAGATCAAGAGCATACTTTTGATCAGCCAAAATTTTATTATTTTCGGCCATTTGAGCATTATAGTTATTAAGGTCTTGTTGTATCTTACCTTGTTGGTAAGCACCATAAGCTGAAATAGCTGTTCCAGCGGCCATCATTGCAAATACTGCTTTACTCATAGAATTTTACCATCTTTATATAATCCTCTTTATTTGGACCAAATTGTTTTAGTTCCGCTTCTTCAGTAAATCCTAAGTAACCAGCGAACTTTACTGCATCAGCGAATTCTTTTAAAACTTGACAATGGACCCTATGAAATTTGAATTGGTCCGCTATCTGTTTTAAATAAAATCTTATATCTTTTATACAACGAATTTTATGTTTTTTAAACTCTGGTGATAAAAACATGAATGCTTCTCCGACTCCAGTCCATTGTTGCATAACTCCACAGATTCCTAAAATTTTAGGTTTAGGTTTATTTGTGTACCAAGAAAACGTAGCCCCGCCTTGTTTTAAACCGGAGACGACAAGATTCCAAGTCTTTCCATAATTCTCAATAACTTTCTTTTCTGGCCCTTCTAGGTCTAATATATTAAAATGCCATTCTTCATAAGGTACTACTATCATTAATCGTATGTTGACATTTGTATCATTATAGCGGATATCGTACATGGATGAGGGGTATCCGATTTAACGTACAACTTGTTCTCTGTTGAGTATGATGCCGGCATTAAAAATGTATAATCTCCTGTTTTAGGAGTTGTTGCTGACATCGTACTAGTTGTTGTTCTAAAAGGAACGACATCTACACTAGAAGATGTGGGTCCTGCTTTTAAACCTACTGTTTCAAATACTCTAAAAATACATTTATCAATCCTTCCTCTTTTACCTTGAGTTGTTCCATATTGACTTTTTGGTTCTACATTTACAGACTCTAGCTCTGAATTGTAAGCTAATCCTACATGACATTTTGTTGTCGCATTTGTTAAAGTAATTGCTCCAGAAGAAACTGTTTTAGTAGATTCAACTGCACCATTATTTAATACAGTAACAGTTTCACCTTCTAAATGATCTAATCCTGTAATAGCAGTTGTTGAACCTCCACTATAAGTTAACCCAGAATCTAAAAAGAAAGCGTCATCTTTAGTATGACCATCTGCTTCTCTATACTCTTCTTCCATAAATTCAACATATTGTTTTGTAACAGAATTAATCGTTCTTTCTACAATCATATATAATGTATCAGAAGCATCTCCAACTCCTGGAATAACAGAAAGACTTTTTACTTTAGCATTTGTTCCAGCAATAGTATGTTGATGCCATGCTAAAACTTCTTGAGCTCTATAATAAGTAAATCCTATTAATTTCCCATCTCCTCTTCTTATCCATAAAACCATGTTAGGATAAGTTTGAAAATATGCTTCTTCAAAATTACCAAATCCTAAATGTTCAGACAATACCGACATATCAGGACTTGTAAATGAATCATAATCAATATTATAAGCAAATTCTCTTAAACGTTTTTTATTCTTTCCTATATATAAAGTTGATTTAGAGGCAGGAATAACTCTCTTATCAGCAGCTCCGTCTTTTGTTTCATTAATTACTTGTACGCTTGTTGCAGTTAAACCTGAAGTTGCTGAACCTGAAGATAAATTAAAAGTTCCAGATTTTGTAAAAATATGTAAGTACCTTCCACCATACATTCCTGTAATTTGGTTTACTTGGTCTGAAGATAAAGTAAATGATAAACCATTATCAGCATTAACTGCCGCTTCTTGATCTGTAGGACTATATGTATCAAAATCACCTGTTGATGAACCCCATACTGTATTAGGATGAGAAGTTGTATTAGAATAAAATAATCTTTCTTCAAAAAATGTTACTTTAGTTGGATAATTTCCTATATAAAAAGCACCTAACCTCCAATCTTTAGTAGTTGTACTACCGGTTTCAATTGGCCAATCAGCGTGCACAGCAGCAGTTACTTGAGTTGCTGAAGTATATCCAGTAATTTTAGCAGCTCCCCATTCATCAGGAACTTTCATTCTAATCCATCTTCCAACATCATTAGAAGTAAAAGTATTTGTGCTTGCTGTAATTGTTACAGAACCCGTTGTACCACTCGCAGACATTGTAGTTGCTGATACATTAGTATTTATATATGGACCATCAACAAAATCCACATCTGTTATAGTCCAAGATGTGTGACCTGTTCTTGATAATTTTCTAGGGATATGATCTTCATGAACAAGATATAATACATCAGCTGATTGAACAAATTCTAATTCGTCTACTTGTGCTGCTGTATAAGTTGTTGCTATTTCATAAGGTGTAGTTCCACCTGAAACTATAATACCTTCATCTTTAAAAAATCTAATATAATTATGTCCAAATTCTAAGATATAAGCTTGCGTTTTAGAAAATACAAAAGGAATAAGTCTTGCTCCTGAGTTTGAACCAGAAGATGTTTTTATTTCTCTTATAAATCTCGTGCCAGGTCTTTTAACTAGACCACCATGCATTAATACTATAAAATTTGAAATTGACGAAGCACCATTATAGTACTTGTCCATGTCGATACGACCGTTTAATCTTGGACTAAGCTCTCCAGAAGTAAAGTTTGTAAGAATTGGGGATGAGTCAGCCATGTCATTTTACGTTGTATATTTGTTCCATCTATAATCACTTAAGTTAGTACCTGCTGTTCTTGAGTCTAACCAGAAATCAGCAACGATTCCCTCTGGTGTACCCTCAACAGCATCTGCAGATCTTGCTGCTCTTAATTTTTCATAATATAATTTATACATCATATCTAATGTTTTAGGGTCTTGTAATAATGGCATAGCTAAATTAGCTGCCAATTTAATAGATAAAACATCTACCATTAATGCATCATAAGTACTTATTACTGTATTTTTAAATATATAAGTACATCTAAAAGTATCAGTTTCAGTAACTAGTTTATCACCTTCGACTTTATATTCAACTTGATCATCTTCAGGTTTAACTATTCTTATCCAATCAGCTGGAAGTTGAAACTCTGAAGTAAAATAGAAAGCTGGTGTGTTTGAAGTTTTTGATAAGGAAGCTCTTTTAATACAGCAATTCCAAGGATGTTGTCTAAATAAAGCGTCTCTTGTATCATCAAATAACTCATTAGAAAAACGAGCTGACTTAGTATCTTCTGTTAAAGAAGATATAAATTCTGCTCCTAGTAATCCTAATGCTCTATTTACAATATTTATCTTTGTTGTTGCCATAGTTCCTTATTTAGACTAAGGGGACCTAAGCCCCCTCAGTTTTGTTTAGTTTAGTCTACTACGTAAAGTAAGTAGCCTACTAGATCGTCGCCATCCACCATAGCCGTTGGAGATGTAGCTCTGAGAACAACACCACCTTGTGTTTCAAAAGTGTGTGCGCCTCCCGTAGCTTTAATTGCAGCAAGAGCACCTTCTAATGTTTGGTACCCCACTGTATCTACGTCTAAGCCATCTACAAGACCATCTGGATCGGCAGCAACCGCAGTCCCGCTAATGTTAGTATATGCATCCCAACCTAAGTCTAATGTCGCTGAACTAGTAGTCCAGTTAACATAAGCTTTTGATTGTGACAGAAGTACTTTTACTTTTCCTGCAGGCAATGCGCAAAGAGCTACAGATGAACCTGCATCTCCTACGCCGTCTTGGTCATGAGTAAAGTAAGCGATTCTTACTCTGCCATGATAAACGTTTGCCTCATTTAAAGTAACAGGAGTTGCAGTAGCGTTCGTGTACTCGGTACTTTTTTGAGTTGTAACAGCCATTTTATTCTCCTATTATGCTTCTGAGCATTTTATTTCTAACACTTTGCCCTCTTCCATTCGAGTTCCCCCGAAAGAAGCTGAACAATATACTTGGGTAGAGTTTCTTTTGTCACGTCTAGGCCCGATATCAACATTGATATCTGCCCCAACAGCCATAAGAAGACCACTCTTTGCATAAGCAACTACTCGTCTGTAACTATTTGTGTCTGTGTCTACTCTTTCAGTTCTAACAAAGTTAAAGCCCATGAAAGTGTTAATTTCACCTTGTACCAAAGCTTTGATTGCGTTATAATCAGAGCTTGTTACTTCAGTTGTTTGTAACAAATCATTGACTTGCTTAGAAGTAAGTATACAGAATCTTGGATCTGAAGGATCAGTTTCATTCGCGTCCAATAATCTTTTAGCTTCTCTAAGTTTACCAATTGTTAGTCCTGAATTTGCAGGACTTCCAGACTCAACGTAGTTCACAGCGATTTGGCTTGCTGCATCAAAAGCTTGACTTCCACTTCCAGTCTTACCAGTTTTTGCAGTTCCAAAAGCAGCTTCCAGGATGATGTCATCCATTTTTCTGCCAAGTGCCCAAGCGGCGTTTTGCGCGTAAGGAGATGCTGGGTCGATAAGAAGTCTTATTCTATCAGTTCTGTCCACCATATCCGCCCAATCAAAATCTCTCAATGATACTTGTCTTCTATCATGAGGAGTTGAGATTAGAGGGGTGTCAGAATGTCTAGATGTAACTTCTACCGCATCAACAGATCCTATACGATCATAGTATTCAAACTCTGCTTTTTGTGATTCAACCCGTACGAAAGGTCTAAGTTTCGAACCCTTTTGTTGTAAAAGGTGCTCAACGTTAGCTCTGTACTGGTTGACAAAAGCAGTTGTTATTTGTGTTGACATACTATTGCCTCCATTGTGTCATTTTCTTATTAATCGAAAACGCTACCCAAGTATTAACCTTAGACATTTTCTCCCTTGTTTACGTCTGTGGGTACAGTCGACGGATGGACCTTGCGGCTACCCATCATTACTTACTATATAACTAGTAAGTAAATTCGTACAATCTTTTTTACAGCGTTGTACCTGGTGTTTCATCAGGGTATGCTAATTTATATAAACTATCCATTCTTGTAATAGCTTCTTGATGCCCTGCGTGATCTCCCGATGTATACGCCGTCATAAAAGTTTTATCCCTATTATACCTAGCAATTTCTTGTTGTGCTTGATCTGGAGTCATAGTAAAAGATCTAGCTTGAGCTGCATCTGTTTTACCCTCTGCTATACCTTCTCCAATCTTAGCAAATAGTTTTACAAACATCGGATTGTTTCCATTACCTGAGTCTGCTAACCATTTTTTAAGATTTCCATCTCCATAGGAATCAACTGCTCTTTGAGCTAGATCTACTCTTTCATCGTAAGCTTTTCCAAACTCTTTTTTAAGAGAATTAACCCATTCAGCTGATTGCTGCCCAGTACTTTCTCCTGCAAGTTCAGTTTTCTTACCTATATAATCATGGTAACCATCATATATAGCTTTAGCTTGATTAGGAGTTAAACCTGCTTTATAAGACAAGTCTTTGAATTGTGTTTCAAAAGCCTCATCGTACTGCATCCCTTCAGGAAGGGAAGGTCTATCTCCAAATTGGTAACCATCTGCTTTTTCAGGTCTGCCTAATTGACTATGAAACATACTCATTTCTTCGTCAGTAGCTCCTTCTGTTGGTAAAGCAATTCTATTTTTACCAATTAGTTTTTGGCCATTTATATAACTTTTAGCCATACTGCCAACATCATTGATGTCAGATAGTGAAGGGTCATTACGTACGTCTTCAGGAAGCCCAGATCGCCAATCTGCAGGTGCTTTTGCATCTGTAGTTGAAGCGTCCGAGCTACCCGTTAATACGGACCCAGTTTGTTCTTGATCACTCATTTATTGCCTCCTGGTTGATCATGTTTTTAAAGTCCTCAGGTTTTTTTCCTATAAACTTGAGTATTGACACTACGATACGTCTCATTCCTTCACGGTGAGCTGTTTCGTGTGAATCGCCTGGTACATGTGTTGTATCCAGAACGAATCCTGTTTTACAAAGATGATCTAAAACTATTTCACCATCTTTTGAATTAAACACTGCTTTGTAGTGTTCATGTAATTTTTCTAATCCTAATTTTTTATCCTTAGCCAACTTTACTTGCCTCTCTCTGCATTAAATTAGCATCAGCAACATTTTTCCCTGCTTCACTTTGAACTTTAGCTTGTTCAGCTTCCATCATTTGTTGTTGTTGCTCTTGTCTAGCTTGTCTCTCTTGATCAACTTGTTCTTGTTCATTTAATATCTGAGGTGGAGCATCTAATAAATGGTGGAAGTATCTAAATGTTTCATCCACATTCATATTATCTAATAACTCAGGTTTCAGTTGCATTAATGGTGCCATGCTTTCAAATAGTCTAGTAATTGTAAACATTTGATTTGATTTTTGAGCTTTAGCAATAGGAGATACATATTCAACTTTCATTTCCAAACCTTCTAATTGACGAGGAGGTTCTGGAATTAATTGTCTTCTAGATAAAATTCTAAATACTCTATCAATAAGAGGACCTAAAAATTCAACTTGTAATCTTCCAACCATTGGACCCATAAGTCTCATTTTCTCTTCTTGTCTCGCTACAACTTCAGTAGCAGTCATGTTTCCATTTTTATTATTTTTACCTTCTGGTAGTTGCATCCAATCAACGTGAAATGCTTGTAATATATGTTCACGTCTATTTTGAACTACATCTAATCCTAAGTCTAATCGTGCACCTGTCATTAATGGTTCTATTTTATCTTGTGTACCTGAACGATAGAAATTTAATCCACCAGGAACAGTTCTTACAGGTAATATAAAACCATCATCAGGTACAAGTAATGGTGGGTCGGTAACTTTTTGTGCAGCTTTAATAATTGTCTTCATCATTTGATTTACCATTTTAATATCTGGTAAACAAGTCATTGATGGAGAACGTCCATAAATCTCGCCAGCAACTTTTTGCCAACGAGGAACCATATATGGAAATTCATCAAAACCACCTTCTTCTAAAAGAGCTTTCTCTTCAATTAAAACATAACAAGATTTATAATTCTTCTCTGTTTTCTTTTTAAGAGGCATGCCATAAGTTTCAGATGGCTCAACTGCATGTATAACATCAAATTCTCTATAAGGATCTTTTTCTGCAATTCTAACTACATTTTCAGGAACTGCTTCTTTAAATCTTTCTATAAGTTGTCGACCTGTTCTTTTATATTTTCTATATAATGTATCAACAACACCTGCATCATTTTCTTGTATAAAACAATCAGCTAAGTGATAAGTTCTAAATGATATAGGAGCTCCGGCTTTATCTTGTACCATCATAACACCTGTACCAAATGAACCTAAATCTAAATATAATTCATGTGCTTGGGAATTGAAATTTGTATTTGGGATATTAAAAACTCTATCATATAAGATATTAGTTACTGTGTCTAACCATGTTTTAACTTCTAATTCTCTATTTAAAAGATCATCAAAAGTTTTTAGTACAAACCATCTTTGAGAAGGAGAAGTTAGAAAGCTGTGAAGACCTGATGCTAAATTTTCATTAGCTAACGGGCCTGTTGTATCAAATATTTTTTCAGATCTAGCTGTACCTCTATGACGAATTGTAGAAAAGTCTCCTCTGTTAGGATTAACATATTCTGCACAATCCTGCCATAGGTTTTCCCACGGAGTTCTAAAACTTTTTAAAGACTCTTGTTTAGAAATAATTTGAGTTACTATATCACCATTCATTTATTATTGTCCTAACAAAGTTTTTTTAGCTATTTCAGCTTCTTCTTCCACACCTTGTCCACCTGTTAATATAGTTTTTCTTCTACCATATCTTAATCTTTCTTTTTTCCTCGCATCCAATCCTGCATCTGGCGTCGGAGCCGGAGCTGGCGGTGGAGCTGGCGGTGGTGGTGGTTTTGGTCGTCTAAAAATGCCTCCCATTTACCCTCCTAATACACTATACTCGTTGTCAGCAAAAGTTGGGAGCTGTTGCTTATTAATTGTTAAATCCCTTGTTCCCAATGCAAGGTATCTAAATGCATCCGCGGCATGACTAGTCCAGTCGTGTAAAGGTTTATCCCTATACACTTTACGCTTTTCATCGTAATCTTTCCGGTATTGCCGCAAAGCCTCGACCAGTATATTACACTTTTTTGAATCAAAATAACACCTAGAAAGTATTGTTCTTGCAGCTTCTATTCCGTCTTCAATAAGTATGTGCGGACAAACATGAAATCGTAATCCTAGGTCTCTAGCAACTTCCCATCTAGACTTACCTGTCCCCATTTCTCTAACCTTAATATCATGAGGAGCTATATGCTTTCCATATATATAATCTTTATCTCTTAAAACCTTAACATAATGAGGAATTCCTTCTCCTTGATTTTCGTAATAGTCTATAATCCTATATTCTTTACCAAATTGTTGAAAGAAAATAATAGCTGTAGAATCACCCATACCTAAATCCCACGCTGTATGAACTTCTAATCTAGGTTCATAAGAAACTTCTTTTATCCGATCATCAGCTAAAGCTTTAGCCATTAAGCTACCATAATATGAACCAACTAATGGTGCATCAAAACTACAATAAAATTCTTGCTGTATTAATTCATCAGGCATACCTGCTGAACGTTCATCTTCTATAGCTTCTGGAGAAACTGCTGCTGTATCATCTACAGTTAATCGTTCACAAAACCACCGTTTGTTTCCAGTAGCCATATTAAACATGTCATATCCGTGATTTCGACCTCTCGCGGTATAAATAAAAACCGCCCATCCTCCATTCTCAGCCAAGATGGGACGAACGAGATCCCAGGCCCGCGGATCCTGAAGACTGTATTCTGAGAAGATGACTCCAACGGGGTTTGATCCCACCAAGCGGTCAACGTTATCTGTTCCAACAACCTGGTAAATGGAACCATTCTTAAGTTCAAGTCGCATATCCGTGTTGTTGATTGAAGACCAAAGTTCTTTGGGGAAGTGATCTAGAAACCCTCTTCCAGTTTTTGTCATACCATCCCATACAATTTTTCTCCCTTGGTTATATGTAGGTAATAAGTGCCAATATAAACCTTTTCGTTTTAAGGCAGCTGTGACACACCAGTTAACTGATAGTAAGTCTTTTCCTGCTCTCCTGTGCCATACAGCGACTGCACGTTTACCACCTTTTTCTAAAAAGTTCCAAAGGCCTTTTTGGTAAGCACGCGGTCGCCAATCATTTGGGACCGTAATTTCCATACTTAAGTTTTGTTTTCATAAGATAGTTGTTGTGCACTATCTTTATCTTCTTCATCTTGGTTAGAGAATTGTACCACATTAACATTTAATCCACCATCCACTAAAGCATCCATTTCTATAGCTCTTCGTTTAGGTGCAATGTATTGTGCTAATTCTTTATTTGCTTGAAATCTTAATTCAGGTGTATTGCTGTTATCCATAGAAATATTTGCTAATGCTTCTATTGGGTCACAACCTATTAGATCTAATTTTGCTTGAACAGCTTTAGTTTTTTCTCCTAATGAACCTTTAGGTCTACCTGATCCAGCTCTCTGTCCACCTGCTCCTTGTGTACTCATTAAAATATAATAGCTCCTAATATAAATGCACCTATTAAAGCTGCAGCCATATATTTATTCTTTAGACAATAGCTCTGATACTGTTGGCTTAATTGTTTTATTTTCTTTAACATAATCCTCCTCTAATGTTTCAAATGTTGCCACTTGATTATCTGTCAATGCTACTTGTTTCCTTGCCTCCAAATAATCTGGAGCTTCTAAAAACATCACACGCACATTTGCCATCATGTCTGGCTTTTCCATTATACGCACTTTCCATTGCATAGTAAACTATATACTTTGTTTTTTAATCGGATCACACCAAAATCTTACAGATAAGCGTGAATCTTTTGGAATTAGTAAATATTCTCTTATATGCATATCAGATGCATATTTATAACCTGCAATGGCACATTCATTATGAGTTTCAAATATTTGTACTTTTACAGGATCTTTGCACGATTGCTGCGCACCTCCGACCACGACACATGCTTGTAGTACTAGTCCATAGATGAAATTCATAAGTTACTTATATAGCAGTTTATATTATTAGTATATTGTATTTATTGACCTCCACAGTCGGTTTAGTAATTTTTTTAGATTAGTTTGTATACTACTAAAGTGTCACTTTATTGTTTATCCGTTTGCTATTTCTATTTATCCGTTAGTGAAAACTCCCCTCACCAGAGTACGCAACATGCATGCATGTTTTTCGTGGGCGTGTGAGCGCGGGCCCGGGCCGTAATATTACGAAATATTTCGCGGGAGAAAAAACGTTTTTCTTTATGGCAATTATTCACGCACCTCTGCCCTTTAACTCTAATTTGACAGGGAGAGAGTAGTGTTATTTGATACATCTTGATTATTAATCAGACTATCCGTTGTAATATATTGTAACACTTGAGCTATAGCTA